AACGCTATCAACAGCCTGATTAACTCCTTCGTCCAGATGGGCGTTGAGTGGGTTAAATCTGCTGTGATGGGTTCGACTGCTCAAATCTCAGCAACAGCTGCAACAACGTCCGCATCGGTTGCGGGCATAGCCACAACTACCGCAGCAAGCACAGCATCTGCAGCAACAACTACAGTCGCATGGTTGCCAGCGGCGGCGGCAGCATCAATTGGTTCGTTTGGTGGTGCAGCGATAATCGGTATTGGCGCTTTGATTGCGGGAATGGCGCTGGCAGGTGGGCTGGCAGGAAAGCGTAAAAATGGCGGGCCGGTATCGGCTGGCTCGATGTACCAAGTGGGCGAGGGCGGTATGCCTGAAATCTACCGTGCCAGCAATGGCAGCCAGTACATGATACCCGGCGATAACGGCTCAGTTATCAGCAATAAAGACCTGAGCTCAGGTGGCGGCGCGCCAGCCAGCGGTGGTGTGGTCATTAATATCCAGAACTACACCTCTGCGACTGTTGATGCGCAGGCAAGCAATGACGGCAACGGCGTAACGATTGACGTGATAGTTGCAGACCTTAATCAGGGTGGGAGGATCAGCAATGCGCTGACAAATAACTTCCAGGCTCCACGTAAAGCAAAAGGATAACCATGGCAATTCCCTATCCTGACTGGCTTCCTCTCGCTCAGAAGTCGAATAAAAACGTCACCAATGACACGGGGTTTCGCACCGATCAGCCACAGGTCGGTGCCCCCATATTTCAAAAGCTCACTGATGACCTGAAAGCTTCATTCAACCTTACCTGGATTTTTACCGCCGCCCAGCATCGTGCCTTTTATCAGTGGTTGCGAAGTCCTAACTATCTGGATAACGCCAATCAATGGTTCAGCATGAGGCTTTCAACCGGTACGGGTGACACAGGGCTGGAAATGCAGGAGCTTCACTTTACAGCTTATCCGACGTGGAACCAGAGCGGTTCGACGTTCACCTGGGCTGGCACGGTCATCGCGCGTGAGCTTAAAAACTCCGATGATGACTTTGACGACATTCTTATTGAATTGCCGCCGCCTTGGGCTAGTTGGCTGGATATTGTGGTGACTGGCTATCCTGATAATCGAGATCCTGAATCATTGCCGAGGGCGCCGTAATGCCGACATTCAGAGAAGTTAAAAGCCAGCGTCCAAATCAAATCCTTTTCGACACATTAACGTTCAATAGTCAGGTGTTTGGTTCGGTTCGTCTGGTAAATCGCCAGATATTCCCAAAAACATTTTCCGGACAGGTTTATCAGCCATGCCGAATGGAGGTGATTGAGAGCCAGCAGAGTAGTACGCCGGTTATCGACTGCTCCGTCAAATTCGGGAGACTAGCGCAGGACTTCAAGCAAAAGCTGAAAGCGTGGAAAGCCTACGCGCGCCTGACGCCTATATCTGCAACTTACCAGCAATTCGATGCGCGAGATATGAACACGCCACTCAAGCCGTGGACCTTGTATGTGTCTGATGTATCAATGGATGACACTGACGTTACCTGCACTTTAACCCTGAAGAATCCGGTTAACAACAACGTTGGACGCCTTTATACGATCGAAGAATTCCCCGGATTACAAAATGCTTAAAGATGAATTTCTTGAAAAGGTTGAGGGGATTCCATGGCGCAATCGCGCCTGTAATTTTGAGGGAGCCGATTGTTGGGGATTGATTGTGCTGTATTACCGTCACGTGCTTGGAATTGAACTGCATGATGTGCCGGGATATGAAGCAGACAGCGATTTTGCCACCTGCTTTTTTAACGAGATCGTTTACTGGCGCAAAGGTGAAACCTTCTGTGACGGCGATATGTTTGTTGCCTTCTACGGAGCACAACCGGTTCACGTTGGGTTAGTGATTGATGGGATGGCACTGCATAGCCGTGGAGAGAGCGGCCACGTCCGTTCTGATCACATGCGCACTATCCAGAAGCTGTTTACCAAAGTGGAGTTTTATTCGTATGCCAGTAATCGAGATCCAGCGCGTTCCGGGGCTGCCTAAAGAACGCGTAGAAGTTCCTGCGGGGACACTACTGAGTGAATGGCTGGGCGAATCAAACTTGCATGCTGAAATGCGCGTGAACGTCAATGGACGTGAGCTGCATGATGATGATGAGGTCGGTTTTGCGCTCAATGAGAACGACAAGATTATCATATTTGACCAGCCTAAAAGCGGCGGCTTGGTAGGAACGCTGCTCAACCCTCTGGAGCACTTCAACCCCATCAAGTTCACCCAGAAAGTAATGAGTGGGCTGATCAAGCAGCCAAACGCCAGCGCCGCGGCTGGAAACAGTAAGACCTCACCAAACAACAGTGTGAAAGGGCAAACGAACATTGCCCGCAACGGCGAGGCCAAGCCAGATAGCTTTGGGCTTATTCGCTCATTCCCGGACCTTATTCAGGAGTCGTTATTTGAATATTCGAACAATGACAAATACATCACTGAATGGATGAACTTCGGCCTTGGAAAATATGACGTAAGCAGTATCAGGTATTCTGAGTCAAACCTTTCGTCACTTGCCGGCGCAAGTTATACAGTTTTCCAGCCTGGCGAGAGTATCGGATCGGTTAATGTCGGATTTGCTTTTGACGGAATAGACGGGCAGGAAGTTCTGGGTGCGAACGAGAACGATGGTATTGTCGTTGAAACTGCTACCTCAACAAGCCTGATTGAAGCGGGATTCATCAATAATCAGGCAAGAATTAAGATCACAAGACAGGCTTCATTTGCATACTTCTTCGATTTGCCGAAACCCCATGCCGTGACTTTTACAGTCAACGTCACTTACAACTCAGGAAGCGGTTCGGTGACGCGCGATGCAACATTCAGCGGTACGCTGATTAGCGCAACTCAGAGCGACAACGGGTCGGTTACGGCGCCAATTTATTACTACACGTTTGTGATTGGCTCGCTGTCAGGGGCTGACGCCGGTATCGTGCCAGCAAACGCCACGATTAACTTAGTGAAGTTCATTCTGAACGACAATGAAGGTCTGGTTTCAGGGCCTTACTTTTCTGCTGTGGCATCATCGCAGCTATGGGTACACATGGTTTCCCAGCTTGGGCCAACCGATGGTACGACAGATTGGGTAACTAAAATATGGAAGGTGGACGACGATAATAATCAGATCCCGGGAACGGAGCAGTCTTTCACCTATAGCGTTGACAACCCCTACAACGTCACCACAAAAACTTATTACAACACATATAAGCTAACACCGGCCGCTGGCGCCGGAAGGTATGCAGTCTCGTTTTACCGCACGAATAACTCTAATTCCGGCAACAAGCTGACAGTCGAGGCCATTCACTCTGTGAACATCAGATCAAATGTGGTCTATCAAAACGACTGCATTGTACGGGTGACGGTGAAGGGAACAGAGAACGCTACAAGCGAAAGAGAGAGAAAATACAACGCGCTGATCAATCGCTATGTCATCAGCTACAACGCTACGACTCAAGCAGTTGATTACGCTCTGCGCCCCTCTCGAAAATTCTCTGACATTGCCTTGTTTAACTGGCTGTTAGTTGGCGGGCAGGCCGAAAGCAGCATTGACATTTACGGCCTGTACCAGATTCAGGCCAAATTAGATGCAAAAGATGTTCGCCTAGGTTACTGCGATTACACATTCGATGATGAGGATGTATCACTGGGTTCTCGCATGGAGACAATATGCGATGCGGCCGGAGTGAGTGTTTTCTGGGACGACGGCGTATTGTCATTCACTCTGGATGAAAAGCGCGACAGGCCTGTGACGGTTTTTAATAGGTCAAACACAGTTCAGTCAGGATATTCACTTAGCTATGAAATGACCCTGCCAGGTGATTACGATGGCGTTGAGGTTCAGTATCGTGACCCCAACACCAATAAGCAGGCTTTTGTGCGTTACAGGGTAGCTAACAACCAGATAGTGCTAGGCCAACCAGCTAAAGCTAAGAAGTTCGAGATGATGTATATCCGTAACGCTTTTCAGGCTGATTATCGCGCTCAGAAGGAATGCCGCCGGTTGCTTTATTCGCGTATGAGCATGGCAATTACCACGCTGGCTGATGGGGAGTGGGTCAACGTAGGCGACATGGTCCAAGTACCGGACACTTATGACACTAACCAGCAGGCCGGTTATATAGTTTCTCGCAATGGCAATACGTTCGAAACCAGCGAGCGCATAAACTTCGTTGGAGCGATGTTTGTGGTCATCACCGATTCGCTGGGCAACAGTTCTGCCAGATATGCCGCCACGCCGCGCACC